AAAAGAATAGCACAAGAAGTAGCGATCATGTTTAAGGATATGTTTGCTTCTTTAAAATCTAAGTTAGGTATAGACCAAAGGCAGAAGATATTCAACGACTTCTTAAAACAGCGTAATGTAACTAAGAGAGCAGAAGCACCTTTAGATTTTGGTAAGACTTTTGCTGAGTTGCCTGACTTTAAACCTAAGATAAAGACAGACCCTGAGTGGCAGCAATGGACAAACGCTGTGTTAAAAGGAGAAAGTCCTACGCTTCCTAGATTAGAAGTTGTAGGTGATATTGACTCAGCTCATAAGATATTAACAGAAAAGTATTCTAATAATCCTGAGTTATTAAAGAAGTTTGATGAAGCACCTGCTGATTTCTTAGATGAAGATTTAACAGCTTTGTTTGAAATGGGTGCTCAGTCTATTAAAGACCGTAGAAAGATTCGAGTAGAAAGCGAGATATTCAAAGACTTGTTAAAAGGTTCTAACGAACGCTTAATGAAAGCTGTTAAAGAATTTGACGACACAGAAAGCTTACAATCAGAAGCAGCATTAAGAAATCAGTTGAGCGAGTTTGTAGAGATATATGATTACTACAGGCAGATGGGTTCTGAGGATTCTAAGAATCTTGCGATGCGTAGACAGAAGAAACCTATATCTAGAAAGATAGGGTTAGAGAAAAGCGAGTTACAAAATACTGCTCTTGTAAGAGAATTTCTTAACAACCAAGCAGGTGGTATGTCTCCTAAGAAAGCTGTTAAACTAATTAAAGAGATGTACGATCCTAATAACCCTGAAGCTACTATAAGAAAAGTATTAGGGATAGCCAAAAAGGCACAAGGAAAAAGCTTGTTAGATATGACCACTGAATATTGGATTAACTCCATCCTTAGTGGACCTAGAACACAAGCTGTCAATGTACTCGGTAATATTTTAACTCAGGTATTAGGTGCAGCAGAGATGACAGCAGGTGCGGTGCTTAGTGGAAATATGCCGTTAGCTAAAGCTGCGTTAGCTCTTAGTTTTGATGTGAAGTTATATCTTGAGGCTTTTTCAGCTGCGGGTAAAACATTAATAACAGGAAGAGAAGTCTTGGATGTAGGCAGTAGAACAATGGAATCATCTAGACAAGCTATAGGTGAGTCGATTGATTTTGCTCCTTTCGGATTCGGTAGTAAAAATATAGACAGAAATGCTATAAACACATTAGGCACAGTAATTAATCTCCCTGCAAGAGGTTTGTTGACTGGGGATGAATTCTTTAAACAAGTAGCTTTTAGAAGAGCTGCTCGATTGAAGGCAGGTATGGAAGCTATTAATTCAGGAATGTCTGACTCTAAAGAAATAGCTAAATATGTTGAGGATAAACTAAATAAAGTAGTTACCGTAGGTGGACAAGTTATGTCTGAAGAAGCTTTAATAAGAGAAGCTACAAAACAAGCAGATAAGTTAGGTTTAGTAGGTCAAAAGTTTGCTAAGAAAAGAGCTGCTCACATTAAGAAGTATGTTGATGACAACTTTGATGAAGATGCTTCTAACCTTGCTGCTTATGCTTTAGAAGAAGCTAAATACTTCACACACACTAGAGAGTTAGAAGAAGGGACTTTAGGAAAAGGGATACAAAACCTAACTAAGAACTTTGCGTTTGCTAGATTTGTTTTACCTTTTGTCCGTACTCCTTCAAACCTTTTGAGTTTTGCTTTAGAAAGGTCTCCTTTAGGTTTTCCTTATAGGATTCCAGGAACAAATAAAAAATTAAATGTACCTGGGTTAAGATCAGAGGCTGAAGCTATGAGGGAGGGTTTAAAGTCTAGTGATCCTGTAATTCAAGCAGCAGCGAGAGGTAAGATTGTAACAGCGTTTGCAGGTGCAGGTTTGTTTTACGAGATGGTGTTTAATAATAATAACACCTTACCTCTTATTACAGGAGGTGGACCTAAAGATGAAAAACAAAAGAAGATATTACAAGAGACTGGTTGGAGACCTTATAGTATAAAAATAGGAGATACATATTACGATTACAAGAAGTTAGACCCTATAGCGACTATACTCGGCATCGTTGCTGATATGAGCGAGATGATGAAGGAAAATGAAGAAGCTAACGAAGAAGGAGTAGAGCAAGTCGGAATTGCGTTGGCAACAGCTTTATCTAGGAATGTAGCTAATAAATCTTACCTAGCAGGTGTTCAGTTGTGGGCAGAAGCTTTACAAGACCCTGACAGGTTTGGGGAAAGATTAGGTAGAAACTATGTTAGTTCTTTTGTTCCTAATGTACTATCTCAAATGCAAGACTATGATAAACAATCCATGAGAGAAGTAAGGGATGTTGCGGATGCTATACTTAAAAAACTTCCTGGAGGTAGAGATATGCTTGATCCTAAAAGAAACATATTGGGAGAAGAGAAAATAATTGATTACGGCACAATTGGATTTATGAATCCTATCGGAGCGTCAAAAGAAAAAGACGATGCAATCTTACAGGAAATGGCAGATTTACAATATGCGTTCAGACAGCCTAGTCCTAAAATATCAGGAGGGAATGTAAACCTGTTAGATTTTGTTAACAACAGAGGAAGAACAGCTTACGATAGAAGTCTTGATCTATTACAAACAGTAACAGTAGGAGGTCGGACTTTAAGGCAAACTTTGAAACGATTAATAAAATCTTCCCAATATCAACGGCTTCCTGGTTATTCTGCTGAAGTAGGAGTTGATAGTCCTAGAGTACAAGAGATAAATAAAGTATTAAAGCGTTTCAGAAAGATAGCTAAAAGAGAAATGTTAAAAGAATTTCCTGATGTAGCAACACAAATAAACAATGTAGATCGTGCCTTAAAACTTAACAGGCAAGGTGTCAACAGGCAAGAAGTGCTTGAACTTTTATCACAAACAAATTAATAATAGATTACCATGGCTAATACATACGTAGACTACATTGGGGATAATACTACTACCTCCTTTGCTTTTCCTTTTCCTTATCTCGACGACACACACGTTGTAGTACAACTTGATACAGTGGCTTTAGCGGGAGGTAAATTTGTAGATCAAACAGTTACTACTCACTACACAATCCAGACTTCTCCATCTGCTGCTATAATATTTGTTACTGCTCCAGCAACTGGAGACAGGATAAGAATTAAAAGAGACAGTGCATCTAATACTGCTCTTGTAGACTTTGAGAATGGAAGTGTACTCACTGAAGTAGAACTAGACCGTGCTTACTTACATAACTTATATCTGAACGAAGAGATAGAAGAAGGTAGTGGTAAGAACACAATGACCAAGAATGCTGATGGTAACTATGACGGTGATAAAGCAAGAATAGTAGATGTTGCTGATCCTGTTGATCCTCAAGATGCTGTAACTAAGAACTACGCAGATACTACTTTTGTTGATGTTGCTGGTGATACGATGACTGGTAACTTGGACATGGGTGCTAATAAAGTCACTTCCTCTGCTGTTCCTAGTACTGGTAATGATCTTACTAATAAGACTTATGTAGACGGACAAGACGCACTACAAGTTACTAAAGCTGGTGATAATATGACAGGTGACTTAGCTATGGGAGGTAACATGGTCAGTGGTCTAGGTGCTCCTATTAGTAGCGATCACTCTGCTCGTAAAGGTTATGTAGACCAACAAGATGCTTTACAAGTTAACAAGAGTGGAGATTCTATGTCAGGTAACTTGCAGATGGGTGTTAATAAAGTAACATCTTCTGCTGTGCCTACTGTTGGTACTGATTTAACTAACAAAACTTATGTTGATAGTGTTGATGTTTTAAAGGTAAACAAAAGCGGAGACACGATGAGTGGTACGCTTGACATGGGTAATAATAAAATAGCAAATGTTCTTGATCCTTTAAACGCTCAAGAAGCTGCTACTAAGAAATATGTGGATGATACTATCACTACATCTTTTGCCACAGGAACTCCACCTCCAGCCAATCAGATAGGTACAAATACTATTTCTGATTCTGCTATCACTACAGAGAAGATAAACGATGGGGCTATAACTGCTGACAAGCTTGCTAACACTGCTGTTACTCCAGGTTCTTATACTGCGACTAATCTTACAGTAGATGCACAAGGAAGGATTACAGCTGCCGCTAATGGTAGTGCTTCTCCTACAGCTGCGGAGGTTAAAACCTTATATGAAAGCAACGCTGACACTAATGAATTTGACGATGCAGAACAAACTAAGCTGGCAGGTATTGCAGCAGGTGCAACGGTTAACTCTAGTGATGCTACTTTATTAGCAAGAGCTAATCACACAGGTACTCAAACAGCTGCTACTATATCTGATTTTGACACCGAAGTAGCGAACAACACTGCTGTTGCAGCTAATACAGCTAAAGTAGGACTAAACGGACCAGTACAAAACAATTCTGTCACTGGACCAGGTACTAATGATGTTGTTTACGGGGATGCTAGTGCTTTTGAAAATGCAGGTTCAGGTACTATTAACAGTACTATGTTTGGAGTATCTGCTGGTCAATGTATAGATGCAAGTTCAGGATTAGCTAATCGGAATACGGCATTTGGGCAGACGGCTTTAGGGTTGATTTCTTATACTCAACCTACTCCTAATGCAATTTACTCTAATACTGCTGTAGGGGGGTTAGCTTTAGTTAATTGCACAGGAAATAGCAATACTGTTGTAGGTGCAAGTTCGGCTTATTCTAGCGGCAGTGCTTATGCACATTCAAACACTACAGTTTTAGGTTCTGGTACTACAGCCACTGGAGATAATCAAGTAGTATTAGGCGACACAAACGTTACAACTTTAAAATGTAATGTCACAACTATTACTTCACTGTCTGATGAAAGAACGAAAGAGAATATTAAAGATAGTACTTTAGGTTTAGAGTTTATCAATGAACTTAAAACAAAAACTTTTAACAAGAAAAACCCTGCTGATTGGGAGGAAGGTATTTTAGAAGAACGTTATCAAGACAAGAACAGCGAGGAGTATAAGAGACCTTCAGATAACCCAGCTACTTATACAGGTTTAATTGCACAAGAAGTTAAAGGTGTGCTGGATAAATTAAACATAGGTGAATGGGATGGTTGGGATGAAGAACCTAACGGAGTACAAAGACTAGGTTACGGTGCTCTTGTCATGCCTTTAATTAAAGCTGTTCAAGAACTCTCTGCACAAGTAGAAGATTTAAAAAGTAAAATCTAATGACGGAACAACTCTC